GCAAATGGTCCGCCCGATTCACATGAACGGCATGTTGGACGGCCGCGAAGCCTCGGCAGAATTTGTGCGCCGGGAGGCCGAACGGCGGGCGGCGGAAGTTGCGCGCCGGCGGGCCGAACGGCAACAGCAAGAGGCGCCAGCGCCATGAACCGAAATAGTTTGGGCGAAATGGCCGGGCGCGTGTTCCATCAGTTTGTGCGCGGCACGCTCAACAAGGCCAACGTCGACTCGATGCTGGCCGAGCTCCACATCGACGGCATGAACTCGGATGGCCGAGAGCGGGTTGAGCAATTCCAGAACTTCGGTTTTAGCGCGTCGCCGCTGCCGCGCGACGAGCAGGACCAGCAGCAGCAGCAGGGCAGCGCGCCCGGCGGCATCGGCGAGGCCATGAAGGGGCCAGCCGCCGAGATGATCCTCGCCTTCATCGGCGGCCAGCGCAATCACCCGGTGTGCATCGCGCTCGACGACCGGCGGCACCGTCCGCTCGGGCTCAAGCCGGGCGAGAACGCTCAGTACGACGACCAGGGCCAAATGACCTTACTGCGGCGCGGCGGGCTGTTCCTGCTGTCGCTCGACACGCAGACGACAGGCAAGGACGGCAAGACCACCACGACCGAGCGCATGGTGTCGTTGCGCCACGTCGAGAAAAAAAAGCAGGACCGCGGCAAGGTTGGTCAGGCCGGCGACAGCGGCAGCAGCAGCAGTGGCGCGAGCGGCTCGGTGGGAGCACAGGCGGCGGCCGGCGGGCAGACGCAAAGCCATCAGGACTTCAAGCATGAAGGGGAGACGGTCAATACGGAGGTCCGCTGCACCAAGAACCGCATCGAGTTTCGCGCCGGCGATAAAGTGGTCGGATACTATGACGTGAAAGAGGACACTTGGTTTTTCACCGGCAAGCTGATCCACAACCAGGCCACGTCCGAAGTTAAGGACGAGGCCCCGAAGATAAGTCACAACTAAGATGCCAAAAGCCCATCTCCACGGCGACCCGAGAACGTGCGGTGCGACCACGATCGTGACCGGGCAGACAACCGTCTATGTGGACGGCAAGCTGTGGGCGGTCGAAGGCGATCTCAACACGCACGGCGGCGGCGCACTGATCGCGACCGGCGACCCGGTCCAGATCAACGGCAAGAAGGTGATCGTGCACACGCCCGACAACGCTTCTCCCGACAACGAGGATCATGCGGATCCGGCGACGGCGGCCGGCAGCGGGACCACAAATGCGTATGGATGAAAGGGTCGTTCACGTGCTGTTGGTCGCGCTGGCTCTGGCGGTCGTGATCGCGATGCTCGTGATCGCGTTTCCGGCGGCGAGGTAATGCCCATATGCCAAGCGACATCCGCTATCTGCAGCAGCTCGACTTCCCCGCCTATGCGGTCAATCTCGACTGGCTGCTCACCGATCAAAACCTGATCGCCGATGGATACGACTTGCAGTCGGCGGTCATCGTGGCGCTGGGCACCGACGCGCTGGCGCCCGACACCGCGGAGCTGCCCGACCTTGACAGCACTGACCGGCGCGGCTGGTGGGGCGACATGGATGCAGAAGATTTGTGGGGCGGCTGGCCGGTCGGCTGCCTGCTGTGGCTGTTGCGGCGGGCATCGATCCTGGAAGGTACGGTCTCGCGCGCGGACGGATGGACGCGCGACGCCATGAAGCCGTTCACCACCAATCGCATCGCGTCGCGTGTCGACGTGCTCTCGGCGCGCACCGGCATCGATCGCATCGACATCGGCGTGGTGGTCTATCGCGGACCGGATCGCGCCGTCGCGCTGAGATACTCGGAACTCTGGGACGAGTTGGAGGCATAAGCCGAAATGCCCTGGTCAACGCCAACGCTTCGTGACGTGCGCCGGCTCACGCGCGACTACGTGCTGAGCCAACTTGGCGCCAAGGCCATGATTCCAAACTCGGCGCTGCGGATCATGTCGGACGCCATGGCCGGGCTCGCGCATCTCACGATGCTCTATCTCGACTGGCTGGCGAAGCAACTGCTGCCCGACACCGCGGAGCGCGAGTGGCTCGACCGCCACGGCGTCATCTGGCTTGAGAACGCCGACGGTTCGAAGGGCCGCAAGGCGGCAACCTACGCCAGCGGCACCGTGCAGTTCGCGGGCACCGTGACCTTCATCGTTCCGATCGGCACCCTGCTGGCCGCTAGCAACGGTGTGACCTACCAGACCGTGACTGAGGGCGTGATCGGCTCCGACGGTCTCGGCACTTCGCAGGCGGTGGCGTTGACAGCCGGCGCGGTCGGCAATCTGCCCGACGGCATGACGATCACTCTGGCAAATCCGGTCACCGCCATCACCGGAGCCACGCTGCTCGGCGACATGACCGGCGGCGTCGACCAGGAGAGCGACGACCAACTGCGCGAGCGCATCCTGTTTCGAATTCAGAACCCGCCGATGGGCGGCAGCCAAGCAGACTACGTGCGCTGGGCCATGGCGGTGCCTGGAGTCACGCGGGCGTGGGCGGCCTGCGAGATCGGGCCAGGGACCATGACCGTGCGATTCCTCATGGACGACATCTATCCCCCCCACGGGCTGCCGTCGCCAACCGACATCGCCACGGTCAGCGACTACATCAACAGCAAGCGGCCGGTGACGGTGAAGGACTGCTTTGTCTTCGCCCCGACCTTGTATTTCTACGACATCACCATCCGCAACCTGACCAACGACGACCCGACCGTGCGCGGCCGCATCGAGGCGTCGATCAAGGATCTGGAGCTGCGGCGCTCGCAGCCAGGGCAGACTTGGTATCGGTCGTGGGTGGACGAGGCAATCAGTCAGGCAGTCGGCGAGGAGACGCATGAGCTGGACTACGTGACGACGGTGATGGCGGTGCCGGCCTACATGCCGTGCCTCGGGACGGTGCTCTACGCATGACGGACCCTGACAAGCACACCACGAGATCGGGCGAGGACTACGCCGACGCCATGCAGGCGCTGCTGCCGCGCGGGCAGGCATGGCCGCGCCATCTCAACAGCGTGCTGATGCAGGTCGTCACCGGGCTCACGCGCATCTGGGGGGACTTCGAGATCAGGGCATCGAAGCTGCTCGAGGTGGAAAGTGACCCCCGCATCACCATCGAACTGCTGCCCGATTGGGAGCGCAATTGGGGTTTGCCCGATCCTTGCTATACCGCGCCGACGTCGCTGGACGAGCGGCATCTTGCGCTGATGACGCGCATGACCATCGAGGGCGGGCAGTCGCGCGAGTTCTTTACCGAGCTTGCCGCGTCCATCGGATACGCCATCACCATCAGCGAGTTTCGCCCGTTCTTCATTGCCATGGATCGCTGCGGTGACAGCCGCGTGTACGGTGACCTGCCGCCAGACCCGATGCGCAATGAATGGGGCCAGCCGATTATGAACGCGCGCGGTGACGCGCCTGTCGCCGATGGCGCGCTATCGGAATGGCCTCACTACGGGCTGGGACCGCTGAGCAACCGCTATTACTGGACGGTGCACGTAGGCGGCACGAAGCTGGTCTGGTTCCGCGTAACGTCAGGGCAGTGCGGCATCGACCCGCATCTACGCATCGGCATCGCCGACGACCTTGAGTGCCTGTTGAATAAATGGAAGCCGGCGCACACCCAGATCATCTTCGACTATTCGGGACTAAGCACCAGCGAAATCGTCGAGGCGGCGAGCGCCAGTGACGTGGTCGATGCCGGTTTTGCCTATGCGGCGGTCGTTAGTGAGGTGGCATCTGCTTCCGACACGTCTTCGTCTTCTGCGTCTATTGTAGGAACAGCGGGCGAGACGGCTGCTGCCAATTCCACGCAGGATGCCACGGTGGTCAGCGGCGTTGCGTATGCAACATGGGATCCGGCGACGGCTACGGCGGTTACCCTATCGGGCGGCAACCTCGTCGCCACCAACACCGGGACGACATCGGCCAACCAGGGCGCGAAGGTCGCCAGCACGAGCGGAAAGGCCGCCGGCAAGTATTACTTCGAGGCGACGTGGACGGTAGTTACCAGCCTTGCGACTTCCAATCAC